CTGCACACTCGGCAATCTTTAACAGACGAGTTGTGGGTGGAGAAATCATGATTGTAAACAAATACCTCATCAACGACTTTGAAAAAATTGGTATTTGGTCTGAAGATTTAAAAAATGAAATTATCCTTAACGAAGGGTCAATCCAAAACATTAACTTCAATAATTACTTGGACTCTGAAGACAAGAATTATTTGAAAAAAGTAAAAAGAATTGAACACTTAATTCCTAAGTATAAAACAATTTGGGAAATTTCTCAGAAACAATTAATTGATATGGCTGCAGATAGAGCACCTTTCATTGACCAATCACAGTCAATGAATATCTATATGGGTAATCCAACTTTATCTAAAATCACATCATCACACTTCCACTCTTGGGAAAGAGGTTTGAAAACATTATGTTATTATGTAAGGACTAAAGCCATTTCAACAGGAGCAAAACACTTAGCGGTTGACGTATCAAAAATACAACAACCCAAAGTTAAAGTTGAAGTACCTACTGTAAGTTATAGTGATATGAACTTACCACCAAAACCTGAAAATAGTGACTTTGATTGTTTTGGTTGTTCATCCTAATCGCAACACTAATCCCGACACTATGTCGGGATTTTTTATTTCATAACTATTTATTGAAAATATCACGACACTATATTTATGTAATATGGCAAATGGTATTACGTATGGTATAAATTTTCCCTTTTTACAAAGTTCAAAAGGAAACTATTTAAAACTGACTGAAACAACTGATGAAGAAATCAGAACAGACCTTGTACACTTATTATTAACAAGAAGGGGTTCAAGATATTTTTTACCTGATTTTGGTACTCGTTTATATGAATTTATTTTTGAACCACTTGACGGTGCGACGTTTGAGGAAATTAGAGCGGAGATTGAAGAACAGGTTGCAACTTACATACCTAACCTTACTATAAACAGTATCACTGTTGAACCATATACTGAATCAGGTGATGTAGCAGGACAATTAGATTACGAACTATTAGGTCAAGCAAGTATTTATCGTATACCTGGAGCGAATACCGCAGAATACACAGCAAAAATAAAAATTGACTACACTAATGACGCTAGAGCATTCGGTAGTAGAGAATTTGTGATAATTAACATATAAGATGGCAAACAATAAAATTAATTATACTGATAGGGATTTTGAGGCAATTAGACAGAGTTTAATAGACTATACAAAACAGTACTACCCTGAACTTGTTCAAAACTTCAACGATGCTTCTGTTTTTTCAGTACTAATGGACTTGAATGCTGCGGTGGCTGACAATTTACATTATCACATCGATAGAAGTATACAAGAAACGGTACTCCAATATGCTCAACAAAAATCATCTATTTTTAATATTGCAAGAACTTATGGTTTAAAAATACCAGGTTATAGACCTTCAGTAGCGGTTGTTGATATCTCTATAACAGTACCACCTTTTGGGGACGCTGAAGATTTTAGATATTTAGGTGTTTTAAGAGCTGGCTCACAATTTAATGGAGGGGGTAATACATTCGAGACAGTATACGATATAGATTTTTCAACACAATATAATCAAGAAGGAGAAGTTAATAGAACTAAAATACCGACTTTTGATGCTAATAATAAAATTATAAATTACGTTATTACAAAAAGAGAGGTAGTAGTAAATGGAACGACAAAAGTATATAAAAGAGTAATCAACCCTACAGATGTTGTACCATTCTTTAATTTTTTCTTACCTGAAAGAAACGTTTTAGGTGTTACATCAATAATACAAAAAGATGGAACAGGATATCCTAACGTACCTAATTACACAGAATTTGCAACCTCAACTAATCGATGGTATGAAGTAGACGCTTTAGCCGAAGATACTGTTTTTATTGAAGACCCAACTAAACCTGTAGATAATGCTGGTGTAAAAGTTGGAAAATACATTAAAACCGATAAGAGATTTGTTACCGAATATACACCTGAAGGGTTTATGAAAGTCCAATTTGGTGCAGGTACTACAACACCAAATGACCAATTAACAAATTTTGCCAAAAATGGAATAAAATTAGATTTGGCAAATTATCAAAATAATATAGGTTTAGGTCTAACGGTTCAACCAAATACAACAATATTCGTACAGTATAGAACTGGTGGTGGTTTAGCATCAAATGTCGGGGTTGGAGTTATTAATCAAGTTGGTACTATTGATTTTGCGGTTAATGGTCCATCGGATAGTATTAATTCAAACGTTATTAATTCATTGACGGTTAATAATGTGACGGCAGCGATTGGAGGTTCAAATCCACCTTCCACTGAAGAAGTAAGAAACATGGTGGCGTTTAATTTTGCGGCCCAAAAAAGAGCGGTAACAGTAAATGACTATAAATCTCTTATTGATACTATGCCAGGTAGATTCGGTGCACCTGCTAAAGTTGCAATCACTGAAAATAATAATAAAATTACAATTCAAATTTTATCATACGACCAAAGTGGTAAACTTACACAAACGGTATCAAATAATTTAAAATCGAATCTTGCGACTTATCTTTCTAAATATAGGATGATTAATGACTACATCTCAATAGATGTTGCAAGAGTTATTGATTTGTCATTCGACATATATGTCGTTTTAGAATCAAATGTAAATCGAGGTCAAGTTATTACTGAAATAATTAATCAAGTCTCAAATTACATGGCACCTGAAAATAGAGATTTAGGTCAAAATGTTAATGTTTCAGACGTAAGAAGATTAATACAAAACACAGCCGGAGTACTTACACTCACAAATTTACAAGTATTTAACAAAGTTGGTGGGCAATACTCAACATCAGAAACTTCACAAAGATATCTTGACCCTAAGACAAGAGAAATACAACTGATTGATGATACAATATATGCAGAACCAACACAAGTTTACCAAGTTAGATTTAACAACAAAGACATCAAAGTGTTTGTTAAAAATTTAGCAACTGTAGATTTCTCATAAGATTATTTATTTCCTATGTGTCTTACCTACTTTTAAAATGGGTAAAATAACTATTTATTTTTAAAAGACTAATGACCAAAAGTTATAGGATAAGAACAGCACCGGGTACGGACAAAAATATTAGAGTTAATATTAATCAAGATTTTGACTTTTTAGAGATACTTTCTTTAAAATTAAGACAAGAAGATGTCTACACGAGATTTTGTGCAGACTATGGAGTTGTGGCTGGTAGAGTCATAGTCAATGGAGGGTACGGAGTACCAAATGCGAATGTATCAATATTTGTTCCACTTGACGCAATAGATGAAAATGACCCTGTGATTTCCACACTTTATCCTTACACATCGGTTGATATTAAAAATGAAGATGGATACCGTTATAATCTTTTACCATATAGACAAGAATACGGAGGACACACACCAACAGGTACATTTCCTGATAGAGAAGACGTTCTAACAAGAACCGAAGTTTTAGAAGTTTACGAAAAGTATTATAAGTTTACTGTAAAAACAAATGAAAGTGGTGACTTTATGATTATTGGTGCACCTCTCGGTATTCAAACTTTAGTCTTAGATTTAGATTTATCAAACATAGGTTGTTTTTCATTAAGACCTGCTGATTTAATTAGGTCGGGTCTTGCAACTGCAGAACAATTTGACGGAGACCAATTTAAATCATCAACAGATTTAGATTCATTACCACAATTAGTTAATATCAAACAAGATATTGAAGTAACTTCTTTTTGGGGTGAAAATGAAATATGTAATATTGGTATAACAAGAGCCGACTTTGATTTAAGAGAATTTGGAATTGATATTAAACCTCACGCGGTTTTTATGGGCTCTATATTTTCAACCGCGGACGAAGACTTTTTGAAGACTAACTGTAAACCTAAAAAAGATTCAGGTAATTTATGTGATTTAGTTACAGGTGCGGGTAGCATTTTAGCCATTAGACAAACAATTAACTATGATGTTGATGGTAGACCTATTTTAGAGCAGTTTAGTTTACCTGAGGGTGGTAAAGTGATAGATGACGACGGCACATGGTTAGTTGAGGTACCGATGAACTTGGATTATGTTACAACAAACGAGTTCGGAGAACAAATTTTATCTAATGACCCGTCTGTCGGTATACCAACAAAGGCGAAGTACCGTTTTAGAATACAATATCAAAACGAAGATGGATTAGAAAATAATATTTTAAGGGCAGATTATTTAGTTCCAAATATTAAAGAATGGGGATGGACTGGAAGTAACCCACCCGCGGGTTCATCGGCACAACTTCAATCTTATGCATTTAGTTTAGATTGGAATGATTACGGTGATAGTAGTACAACAATTGGTCAACAAATGATTAATGAAGCAATTAATTGTGAAGACAGATTCTATGAGTTTAACTATAATAAAGTCTATACGATTGCTAATTTTTTAGACAGATGGAA